TCGTACGAGCCACTGGTTTGAATCGTCTTTTACGATAACGAAGCTCTGTGACACCGCCTCATCGCTTTGGGCGGAAACTAGCTGTACCTGAAACGTGAGTGCGTTCTTTGCGGGCTTCGCCCACTTGGTCACCCGCAGAACGTCCAGGCAATTGCTTTTGGAATGAAATTTCGTGTGTGCTACGGCTGAGTGACCCTTGTTGTACGTTTCGTACGTTCTTGGGTCTTCGCTATAACGATTGATGGAGTGCCAAGCCGTATCGTTGATTGCGCAGGCGCTGGTCGACACTAGGCGGTCAATAAGGACTTTGGCTTCCGCGCGATCCGCCGCAATCTGGGCTTGAGCAGGTGTGGCAAGCGCTGTTTGCTGCGCTGCAAGCTGAGACGGCGTCTGCCGGTTCATTGCTGCACTCGAATTAAACGCCGGAGTAGCCTGCCTCTGCGCGGTAGGCGTTCCAGTCAGACGACCCAAAAAGTTGTTGGCCTTATCGAGTATATTGGTCTGAGCGGAAACAGGCGCCGCCAGCGTCAAGAGTGCCAAACCAACCGCAATGCTCTTCATCTTCAACGTCCCCTTTTGGTAAGTAAGGCATGCCCCGCACATCCTTACCGCCTCAAGAAGAGGTATCGTTAAAGCCGCCATTGAGAAAGCATGAACGACCAGACGCAGAAATTTTCCGTGTTGCCCTAAGCGGTCGGAGTTTTGTCACGCTGCATAGCGGTCCATTCAGCCGCCAAACCGGAACGGAATGTTTAGCCGCTAAACTTTTTCCGCTGCCTCCAAAGCCAATCCGCGAATGGTTAGCCGATCGACGCCGCGAAGGGCATTTTGCTCAGGCATGCACGACGTTGACGATAACCAACGCCAATCTGTTCAGCAACGTGCCCCGCCCCCTCCCCTATGTTCAGGACGGCACGATCACATACACATTCGCAGACCCCCGCATCGCAACTTGGTTTAAGTTAAGTTTCGGGTGAGGCCAATATATCTTGTTTCCGAGCGGTTGCCCCTCTGTCACTTCCTTACTAAATCGAAGTGACGCCATGGGAGCAACCAATGACCGATCAGATTAATGAAAGAGACGCAATCGAACTCGCAACCGAGTTGACGATCGCTTGGCTGGCCAACCCAAACACTCGCACAACTGCGGCCGAGGTTCCGGCTTTCCTTGATAAAATGTACTCTAGCGTACAGTCGTTGATGGGCACATCCCAGAGTCCATCGGCTGACGATGCCGAGCCGACCGACTACACCCCCGCGGTAACGGTGCGGAAGTCACTGGCAGATCCCGATTACATCATCTCACTGATCGACGGCAAAAAGTACAAGACGCTACGCCGTCATCTGTCGACGCATGGTATGAACCCCGACCAATATCGTCGACGTTATGGGTTGAAGGCCGACTACCCAATGGTGGCTGCAACTTATTCGGAAGCCCGTCGCGCAATGGCGCACAAGATCGGCCTTGGCAGCACCACTAAGAAGGGAACCAAGGCAGCAACGTCGGGCACAGCAAAGCGCAAGGGCGAACCCAAAGCTGAGTAAGGCAAAGCTGGCCTCCAAGTTGGGGGCCAGTTTCGTGCCGTCGATGAAGAGAGATGAGGGGGCAGTCAAAATCTGAGAATCCGCTGGCCTGGGTAACAGCCACCCCCTCAGATTTGCTCGCCCCTGAGATAAAATACCTATCAGATCTCTAGCCCCGCTGCCGAAGCGGAATGTCCGAACAGACGATGCGCTGGCTCGCGTTCTGGACTCCTGCTGCTACCAACTCGGTATCGATGGCATGGGCAACCTGTTCGGGATGCTGACACGGCCCGATAATCACGCGGTAGATCAGGTCATTCAGATTTAACTCCGGCATATTCAAACCGGGCTGATCCTCCAGCTTCATTGTGTACACCACTTGTGGAACGCCACCCGGCGACCGAACGATCGGCTGGACGAAAGCTGATGAAAAAAGGAACGGCGAATGGATGATCCGCCACTCCTCTTCTTCCCGAAAACCCTGATGCTTGGTGGTCAGCATCAAGTCGCGCAGCGCATGGAAAAGAACCGACTTGGCCCTGTCCCGTGGCACCATCCCCAACAAGTCCTGATTGGTGAAGATCGAGCGCATCATGTTGTAATAGAGGCTGGCGAACTCATCCGCGCCGTATGTTACCGGATGGGCAAAGACGTTTAGCTGGTCGTTATCGGACTGAAACACCTCTGCGTTAAAGATGATGGCTGCGCCCGCGACCGGCCCACCGTATGCCCGCCACATAGACAGCTTACCTAAACGGTCCTCAGCGTCATGCTCGGCGAACGATGTCAGGTAGGTATGGTTTCGTGCCGCATACTCCACCTCACCCAGCCACGTTATGACCTCTTCCGCCAGCCCAGGATGCTTGTCGTTAAGCAACACGCTCATATTGATCGTGTCCCCCTTGAGTGCGGTCGTCACGCAATCACGGCCGTAGGAAATCTCCAGAAAGTCATTCATCACCGCGGCGTTTCGCAGCCACAGGGTCTTACCGGATATGATGTTGATGGCGTTTTCGGCGGTGGTGTAATGCGCGATCTTCGTCTTGCCATCGTCAAACCGTTTCGCACGCTCGTCCGCGTGCCGGTACATCAGTTCAAAGAACGCCTGTGTTGCTTGATCTTCATCCATGCAGCCACTTTGCGGGCGCATAAGTAGAAGCACAAGGGCAAGCGACGTTGCATTCATTGGGGCCGCTGGTCACGATCCTAGCAAAGCTTATCCTGCTCGCAACGGTGTCCCGCTCGCTACTAGGTAGAAAATGAGCACCCGCGCAAAGAGTGAACGCTCGGCAACGTAAGCCATGGGATTATACGGGCGAAGGATAGGAACGACCAAGGGCCGGGGGAAACTCCGGCTCTTTTCACGACTGCTAAGTACCATGTGAAAAGAGGACCTAAACCTAAAAAAGCCCATGACGCTGGCCCGTCCAGCAAGCCCGTGATGCCCGATTACCTGACGGCAGGCGCGCAGGACGTGTGGTTTGAAGAGATCGAGTTTGTTGTCGCCAACGGCATCAACGCCAGCCACTCCACGATCTTTGCGACCTATTGCAGCATCGAAGCGCAATGCCGCTCCATCTTCTCGTCCGGTGACGTGCCACGTGCCGCTTTCCTCAGTGAGAAGCGAAAGCTGGCGGAACTTCTGGGCATCGGCGGGCTCTCCGGTCGCACCACCAACGGCACCAACGCCAACCCTCTACAGGCAGCAGCCAACCCCTACGGCTCACTGCCCGACGCCTGACTATGAGGAAGGGCAAAAGCCACTTTGCCGATGTAGCAGTGCGCTACGCGGAGCAAATCGTCGCCGGTGAGATCCCGGCTTGCTGGCAAATTCAGACGAGCTGCCGCTTCTTCCTCGATGACGTAGCGGGCGACACATGGACGCTCAACGCTGCGAAGGTGGAGCGCGTCTGCCGTTTCGCTGAGACATTCCCCTACTTGGAAGGCCCACTGGCCGCGAAAAAGCTGACGCTTCGCTTGGAGCCGTGGCAGGTTTGGATTCTCGCTGCCCTGTTCGGCGTCGTGGACAGCGATGGATTCCGCAAGCACCGCGAAGCCTTTATCGAAATTCCGCGCAAGAACGGCAAAAGCACCTTTGCTGCCGTCATCGCCCTCTACATGCTGGTCGCGGATTACGAGGCGCGAGCGCAGGTTTATATCGGCGCGTCGAACCGCAACCAGGCCAGCTACTGTTTTGAACCGTGCCGCGACATGGCCCTCCGCTCCTCCGGCTTCGTCAACCATTACGGCGTGGCCGTCACCAAGCAGAAGATCGAGACACGGGACGGCTCATTCCTAGAGCGCATGATCGGTGATCCGCCCGACGGATCGAACCCACACCTCGCCATTCTCGATGAGGCGCACGAAAATCACAACTTCTCCAAGCAGCGTGAGACGATGCAGACCGGTATGGGTGCCCGTACTCAGCCGCTGCTCATCACCATTACGACAGCGGGATTCAACGAGGCTGGCGATTGCCGCCTTCTGCAAGCGCAGTGCGAGCAGGTTCTAGCCGGTGAGTTGACGGATGCCCGCCGTTTCTCGGCCATCTACACCATCGACAAAGACGATGACTGGCGCGATTTTGAGGTCTGGAAGAAGGCCAACCCCAACGTCGGTGTAAGCTTCTCCGAAGCGCGCCTAAAGGAATACCACCAGACGGCATTGGACGTGCCGAGCCAAAAGCCCGGACTTCTAACGAAGCACCTGAACGTCTGGCAGTCGAGCAGCACCGCATGGGTCAACATGCGGGATTGGGACAACCACGCCACCGCCCTCCCCTTCGATGAGGTCGCGGGCAAAGGCTACAGGGCGCATATTGGTTGCGACATCAGCCGCGTCCTCGATGTCACGGCCATTGGTTTGCTGGTCGAGGTGCCGGCCGATGGAGAGCCGGAGCGGCATTTCTATCCGTTCCTCTTCCTCCCCGAAATGGCAATTCAGCGTCAGCCCAAGAACGCCGGTTCGTATCGTGAATGGGCGGCCAGCGGCGACTTGATCCTAACGGAAGACGACGAGACCGATTTTGCCGCCGTGGAGGCCAAGCTGCGCGAGTTGTGCAGCCAGTTTAACGTGCAGGGCATCGCCTTCGACCAGTGGCAGGCCGCGATGATGGCGCAGCGGCTTGGCGAAAGCGGATTGCCGGTCCGTACATACCCCCAGAACTTCCCCAACATGCACCCGCCGATGAGCCGCTTTGAAAAGCTGATCGCCCTTGGCCACCTCAAGCATAACGGCAACCGCATGATGCGTTGGATGACCGGCAATGTGGTCGCCAAACAGCACGGCGAGTTCATCAAACCCGTAAAGCCCGCGCGTCTCGATCACGCAAAGATCGACGGTTTCGTAGCGATGATGATGGCCCTCGGCCTTGCTGGTGCGGAGGTTGCACCAGCGGAAGTGTGGATGATGGTGCTCGACTGACCTGAGATTCCCAAAATGCTAAGTAGAAGATGGGAAAACTCGCAGACTTCTTTCTTGGGCCGGAAACTAAAGCCGCTCCTATCGTATCGGTGCCCATCGTCACCTCGATTGCAACACCAGCCGAAGTTCGCGCTGACTTGGCCGCGAATGCCGGATGGACAACCGACACCGTAAACCAAACAACGGCGCTTCAAGTAAGTGCTGCTCTTTGTTGTGCCCGCGTCATCGCAGAGGGACTGGCTCAAGTTCCGTGTCGCTTGATGAAGGAGGACGCGAAGGGATCGCTGGTCGAGGCCCGCGATCATCCGCTGTTCTGGCTGCTCAAGCACAAGCCTAACTCGTGGCAGACCAGCTTTGAACTGCGCGAACAGATGGGACTTCATCTGGCATTCGACCACAACGCGTTCGTTTATATCAACCGCGTTCGTGGCGAGATCAAAGAGCTTTACGCTTTCAAGCCCAACACCGTCACGGTCAGCCAAACCAGCGATATGGAGTTGGTTTACAAGATCAAAGCTGACAGCCGGGAAGTCACCATTCCTGCCGCCGATATGTGGCACGTGAAAGGTCCAAGCTGGGACGGCGTTCGTGGCAATGACGCGATCAAACTAGCAGCGAAGACGATCGGACTGGCGCAAGCCACTGAGAAGTACGGCACCAAGCTATTCGAGAACGGCGCGCGTCCAGGTGGAATCCTGACGACGAAGCCCGGAGCGACGGCCCTTACACCCGAGCAGCGCAAGGAAATTATGGGCTTGTGGCAAGCCCAGCATCGCGGCCCTGACAATGCTCACAAGACTGTCATGCTGCCCTACGATCTGGATTTTACCACCGTCAGCGGCACGGCAAACGAAGCGCAGTGGATCGAGAACCGCAAATTCCTAATCGAAGAGATTTGCCGCTTCTTCCGTGTCCTGCCCATCATGGTCATGCAGACCGGCGCGACCAGCTACGCATCCGTTGAGCAGCTATTTTTGGCGCATCTGACGCACACGCTGATGCCTTGGTACGAACGCTTTGAGCAGAGCGCGGAAACTAGCCTTCTGACCCGTGCAGAATTGGAAGCTGGTTACACGATCAAGCTGAACGCCAACGCACTGTTGCGCGGCAGCACCGCCGAGCGCGGAGCCTATTACAACACGATGGTCACGCTTGGTGTGATGTCGCCCAACGAGGTGCGCGCCAAGGAAGACCTCCCCCTCAGCGATGATCCCGAGGCCGACAAGCTGCGGGGAGCCGCAAACCTATTCGGCAACCAGCCAATCACGGGAGCAACGCCCAATAATCCTGAAACAGAAGAGGTAGTTAAGTGAGCCGCAACATCGAACAAATGGCGGTCAGCCGCCTCGAATGCAAGTTTGACAGCATTGACGATGCCGATGGAAAGATGAGCTTTTCCGGCTACGGCGCTGTCTTTGGAAACGTGGACAGCTACGGCGACGTAATTGCTCCCGGCGCTTTCGCAAAGAGCCTTGCCACCCATTATAGCGAGGGCAGTCAGCCCCTCATGTTCCTAAATCACGATGCGTTTGGCTCGCTGCCAATCGGTCGCTGGACGGAAATGGCGGAAGATGGCCACGGTTTGAAGGTACATGGCGAACTGCTCGACACTCAGATGGGCCGCGACACCTACACGGCGCTCAAGGCCGGCGCGATCAATGGACTGTCGATCGGCTTCCGCCCCATTGAGTTCGCCACACGTAGCAAGCCCGACGAGCCTCGCCGCACACTCAAGGCAGTGGATTTGATCGAGGTAAGCGTCGTGACACTTCCGGCAAATCAAAAGGCTCGCGTTCAAGCCGTTAAGTCGATGGGCGAGGAAATGAGCGTTCGTGATCTTGAAGCTCTGTTGCGCGAATGCGGACTGAGCAAGAGCGAGAGCGTTGCCGTCGCCAGCCAATTCGAGAGCAAGCTGGAACTTGAGGCAAAGGCCGAGACGGAAGCTGCACTGGCCAACCTGATGTCCAAGTTCAAACTGAACTGACGTCAACCGATAAGTAAAAATGCAAACTAGGCACGGAGGGATTCTGGAGTGGAGGTTGCGTAACAACAATCACGATGAAGGAGCCCATAATGGCCGACATCAACGATACTATCAACAACCTCGGTAGTGCTTTCGAGGAGTTTAAGAGCACCAACGACAGCCGCATCAAGGCAGAAGTAAAGGGCGCAGTCGACGTTCTGGTTGAAGAGAAGCTTGGCCGCATCAACAGCGACCTGTCGGCTCTCCAGGCACAGGTAACTGACGTTGCCGTTAAGTCCAACCGCGTTGGCGCATCCGACCGCGGCGTCGATGGCGAGGCACATACGGGCGCATTCGAAAAGTGGGCACGTAAGGGCATCGAGGGCGACCTAGAGTCGCTTGAGAAGAAGGCGATTACGCTGAACAACGGCGACGCAAGCGGCGGCTTCCTTGTCCCTGAGACTTGGGAAACCGGCATTCGCGACGACCTGCGCACCCTCAGCCCAATCCGTTCGCGTTCGACCGTGATTCAGGTTTCCAGCGACGACTATCGCTACCTCAAGAACCTCCGCGGCCTACAGACCGGCTGGGTTGGTGAGACGGATGCACGTCCTGAGACTGCAACTCCCACGCTGTCCGAGACCAAGGTCCCAATGGGCGAAATCTACGCAAACCCAGCCGCTTCGCAGCGCGCTTTGGACGACGCGTTCTTCGATCTTGAGGGCTGGCTCAACCAGAACATCAGCGAAGAGTTCGCCATCGAAGAGAACAAGGCTTTCGTGACCGGCAACGGCATCAACAAGCCGATGGGCATTCTCGCAACCGCTGGTCTTCCAACCGTCGCAAGCGGCGCAGCAGCAGCAATCAGCAACCCCGACGTTATCGTGGACATGATCTACAAGATGTCGGCAGCTTATCGCTCGGGCGCAGCTTTCTACGGAAACGGGGCAACCACTGCCGGGCTTCGCAAGCTCAAGGACGGTCAGGGCAACTACATCTGGCAGCCCGGTCTTGTGGCAGGCACCCCAGCAACGCTGGGTGGCTACGAGCAGGTTGAACTTGAGGACATGCCAGCCGTAGCAGCAGGCGCGTTTCCAATGTTCTTCGCGAACTTGCGTCAGGGCTACATGATCGCTGACCGTATTGGTATCCGCACCCTGCGCGATCCATACACGCACAAGCCATTCGTCCACTTCTACGCGACCAAGCGCGTCGGTGGCATGGTTCAGGACCCCAAGGCGTTCGTCGTGCTCAAGGTCGCAGCTTCGTAAGCCAAACTACAGGAAGAGCGGGCGGAAACGCCCGCTCTTTCCATATCTGGGCTATTGATCGGCTAGTGAAAATATATTGTTGTTCATTAGGTCCCGACATGTACCTAACTCAAAAATGGTTTGGAAGCTTTGCCTCCTCCCTCCGTCAACCAGCCCCTCTGCAGAGCGATATCGCTCAATCTGGCCAAATTCACCAAGAAGCTTTCCGCTTACTGCCTCGCGGTCTTGAGGCGACATGTTGTAAGCAGTTGCAATCACCTGCTTGACCCTTGACCCTCGCTCGGGACTGAGAAGCTGTAGATTTTGCGCAAGATACCCGAAGCCCATAAAGACGATCGTGTTAGCATCCTCTACGAGAGTTCGTATCCTTTCTGTAGTCCCGGCATCCGCAGACTCGGTGTACGTCTTGATACCCTCTGCAACCACATTTAGGTTGACATCGCCGGAACCTCCGAAGGGAACGTACTTTTCGTCAGGGATAAGGCTGCCCACTTGACCATACGCGTGGACGATCGTGGCTGACGACAAGACTTTTGCAGCCTCGTCTTTTATTCCAAAGTAGTCGCGTATCATGCGAAGTAAGAACAGTTCTAAGCATCGATCGTAATTAAAGACGATAAATGACACGTTGCCAAATAGGTTGGCGATGCTACCTCTGTGATGTCCAGCTGTGAGTATTCTTCCAAGCGCAGGGTACCATGTCTTTCTCAAATTCTGAACGCCGTCATCCCCTTGTAGCAGGCTCAGGTGGCTCCCCTGTTCAGCTTGAAGAATGGCCTGAGCTATGGCGAGCTTGCCTAGATAAACTAGCTCGGGGTCGTCGCGCTGAGATTCGAGGTAGGTATCGATGGAACGAGCATAGGGAAGCGCCTTACGCATCTGGATTGCCTTGTCGCGATAGCGCTGCATAGGCGCAGCCCAGTGGATCCCGTGATGCTTCTGTATGCGGCTTATTAGTGGCACGAGGATACCATCGTGACTGAAACCGTGAGGACTCGTGTTTGGTGCGAGATGCTGCGCGATCGAGTCCATAAGCGTGTCACCACTAGGTAATCCTAATTCACAGCTTGCGCCTGCGCCGACTACGAAAACCGTCTTTTTTCGAAACATTCCATCTCTCCCCCGACGATGTCGCCTGCAGCTAAGTATAGGATGGAAAACTCATCCGTCATCACATCGCAGGAAGTCAAAGAATGGTGCCGCATCGATGACGATGCAGACGACGCCACGATCGATCTTCTAATCCTCGCTGCACAAGATGCGGCCTCCTCTTTTACCGGCCTGTTTCTTGATCCGCTGACCTGCCCTCCCGGCATCAAGCAGGCAATCGCCGTGTTCGTCGCGGATCTCTACGCCAACCGCGAAGGTCAGACAGTTGGCGAAAAGACGTTTTATCGCCTTCTCAGTCCCAATCGTGTGACGTTTCTATGATTGCGGCAGGCAATTTGAACCGCCGTTTGACGCTCTATGCGCCCGTAACGCTGCGAAGTGACACGGGCATGGAAAAGACCGGCTGGCGCACGTCTGGAACTGTCTGGGCCGCGCAGGAAAACCTGTCACTTCGCGAGATCGAGCGCACTTCCGGGCTCACCAGCGTTGCCGAAGCCAAATTCGTCATCCGTTACCGCCAGGGCATCACGGAGCGATTTGAGGTTGTCTGTGAAAAGCGCCGGTACAGCGTAATCGCCGTCGAGGAAATCGGACTGCATGAGGGCCTACGGCTTCTCGTGAAAGCACTCTGATGGCCAACCGTCAGAACTTCTCCATGGACGGCTTCAAGGAATTGGAAGCCGCGCTCAAAAAGCTAGGACCAGAGGTTGCGACTAAGGCCGGTGCCGAGGGAACACGAAAAGCCACCAACGTCATGCGCGATGCGGTCAAGAAAGCTGCTCCGCGTGGCGATCAGCCGACCAAACGCACTTGGCGGAACAAGGATGGCTCGCAGGGCACGGGCGATTACGGCCGTCTGCACGAGAACATCAAAAGCCGGAAGCAGCGCAGCAGGAAGTCGCACACCATCCGCTACGTGGTGACGACTGGCAGTGCCTTTTGGGGGCGTTTCTCCGAGTTTGGCACCGAACACGAACCCGCGCGCCCATGGTTCAAGCCAGCCGTCGATCAGATCGCCGGAAAGCTGGTGGACGCACTCAGAACTGAACTTGGAAAGGCCATCGACAAAGCGGCCAGAAAGGCTCGCAAATGATCGAGTCCACACTTACCCGATTGCTCTCTTTGGCATGTCCGCGAACCTATCCGGTCGTGGCACCACAAACGGCCAAGACCCCCTTCATCGTTTATACGCGGGTCAGCACTCCCCGACTGCGAGACTTCGACGGATCGACCGGCATGGCAATGCCCACGTTCCGTGTTGATGCCTATGCGGACGATTTCGACACCGCCCGCGCACTTGCCAACAGCATCCGCGGCAAAGTCGATGGATACCGCGACAAGGAAGTGCAGGAGATTGCGCTCGTAGCAGAGCAAGACATGAGCGACCTTGTAACCACGCAGGGACGCACTCGTATCATGATGGAGTTCAAGATCGCGCACTCTGAATGAGTGCCTGAATAAGTAATGGCGAGGCCCGCTTGTTGGGCTGAGTCCAATAAGAAGGAGCCAAAAATGGCCGCAAACGGAATCAATACAGCGGGCACCAAGCTCGAAATCAACAACACTGGCTCTACCTACATTCAGGTAAAGGGCTTCACCAGCTTCAGCGGCATGGGCGGCGGTTCTGCTGCCGTGATCGACACCACGGACTTTGATAGCGCGGCTAAGGAAAAGGCAATGGGCCTTCCCGACGAGGGCCAGGTTTCCGTCGGCCTGATCTTTATCGCAGCGGATGCCGGTCAGCTTGCAATGCGTACCGCGCGCAATACCCGCGCAGCTACCAAGTTCCGCATCACCCTCGCAAACGGCACCAAGTTCGACTTCACCGCTTTTGTTCTAACGTTTGAGCGTGGCGCAGAGCAGGACGACGTTGTGAAGGTTTCCAGCAATCTGGAAGTGACCGGCGCAATGGCTGAAACGGCTGCTGCCTAATGGTAACGCTGCTCAGTCGTTCCGCATTGCTATCGGCTAAGCTGCCGCACCGCGACGTTGCCGTTCCAGAAATGGGCGAAGGCGTCGCGGTTCGCGTCCAGCAGATGAGCGTGAACACTCGCGCTGCCTATCTGGAGCGCATCCGACAAAACCAGCAAGCGCACCTTGATTACGAGGACGACCAGTTTTTGCCGGAAGCGGATCGCAAGGGCGTAGAGAAGCCAGCCGACCTAGATATTGGCATTCTCACCATCATTCACAGCCTTGTGGACGAAGATGGTAAGACACTGTTCGTTGAGGCTGACATGCCTCTGTTCAACGAATGGTCGCAGAACGCGGTGGTCCGCATCTATGAGGCCTGCATCGAGATCAACAATTACGACAAGTCGATGGGCAAACTCGTGGAGTCCGAAAAAAAAGGCTGAGAACTGACCCCTATCGTCGTTTCCAATTCCGCTTGGCGATGGGTCTGGGAAAAACCCTTTCGGAAATCGAGCATGTTGATGCTGACGAAATGGTTGGCTGGATGGCCTTTTGGCAATTGGAGCCGTGGGGCTGCCCGGCCGAAGACCATCGCGCAGAACTCGGCCTAAATCTCCTCTACGCCATCAACAGCAAGGCAAACGCTAAAATTCCCCTCTTTATCGACCGCGATCCCGAGGGCCGCGTCAAAGCCGATCCAACCCCAGATCAGTTGGATGACAGCATCATCGACTTCTTCCTTGGCAAAACGATCAAGGTGGAAGCCGTTGAGAAAGTTTCTGCTCTTCCCTCACCGCCGAATAAGACACGGAAAACCCGCAAGGACAAAGGCATAAAGCGCGGTCCGCGCAGCCAGTCAGTGCCCGCAGCTAAGTAATCGACACTTAGAGCGCGGGAGTACCAATGGCTCAACAGATTGCATCACTTTACGCCAGTATGAGCCTGAACAGCGCCGCTTTTATCAGCGGACTTGAGCGCGCAACCAAGGCTACCAACCGCGCCAGCAGCGCAATTGAAACTGGCATGAACCGCGCGTCCATTGCCATTAAGGGTTTCGCTGCTGCCTTTGTTGCCGACAAGGCAATCGACGGCGCGCAAAAATA